CCAACCCCTTTGTAATTTGTGTTTTTTCAAATCCCTTTCCTAACTCACGTTTCGAAAGGGTAGCCCCAGGTCCTCATAAGCCTGGGGTTTTTTATTCAGCTATCTTTTCCGGACTATACTATACTCACCCATACTTGACATCCTAAGCTATACATTACAAGCCACGTTTATCCCGCTACATACACCCTCAACACAAAATCACACACAAATCAAGCATTATTTACGCTAATTGTTATACTTGTCCACAAACGGCATTTCCTACAACTCAAGCATAGCTCTTACAACTTCATTTTTTATGCACCATCCTAAGCTACCTAAGGTTGTTAGAAAGCGGTTGGTTACCATTGGTTACCGGGCAGTCTAACTCTATTCCGGCACCTAAAGATAATTCCAGCGCCAATTTGCATTTGGCGTCTAAATTTTAAGCACAAAAAAACCCGACATTCCTGCCGGGTCTGATTGTTGTAATTACTCTTTCCATTTGTCTGATTTTCTGCCTAATACGGCAATCGAATACTTAATTACGCCTATTATGCCTAATCCGCATAATACAATTTGTCCGATAAATATAAAAAAATGTAGCATCTTATTGAAGTTTAGTTTTGTTGTGATTATTCTGATTAAAATGGCCATTCGTTATAGTCAACCAATAGGCCAACTAACTCCAAATAAGCCCAAAAAAGCAAAAGGACAATCAATAGTCTGACTGCCCCTTTGTGATGCTTACTCACTGTAACTGTAAGTATTCAACCCTTCTTTGTTCGCAACTATATCGAAAATAACTGACTTTTCGCGCTCCATTCTGTTTGGTCTTGTGTTACCTAACTGAGCGTTAATCGTTTTCATCATACTTTCGGTAGTGTGCTTTTCACTTTTAAACTCGCCTAATAACACATCTAAAATTTGTGTTTTAGTCACCGGCTTTTTAGCGTTCACAATAGTATTAAATATCGTTGCAATTATGCCCGGTTTCCCTGCCTTTGCTGTCCTTTCAAGTTGTTTTGCTTTTTTAATCGCGTCCGCTTCCTGTTGGGCTTTTAAAACTTCAGCTAATTTCTTTTCGTAATTAACTTGTTTCATTGATTTCGATACTAATGTTTCTTGAGCTGTTGCTCCTTTTACTGCTGTTTTCATAATTTGTGTTTTTAAAAGTTTTTTTGACAATTTGCTGTTTTGTACTGCCTGCCGTTACTACTGTGGTCGTCCCACATCGCGAGTTGTCGCGCCGGTGCTGTTTGTACTCCAATACGGTAAGAACTAAGTGCCTAAGCACACTACAAATATACGGCAACATTACAGTAAAACAATCGCTCTAAATGTTAAAATTTTGTTAAAATTTGTGAGGACTATATTAACCATAATAATAGTACTATATTAACCATAATAAACAACTTCAATTTGATTGTGCTTTGCTACATTACAACAACTAACTACACCTGTAATATACTGCTCTAAGCGATTTTAAGCTATGATTAAAGCACTATTATAGCAAAGTGGCACTATTATATAGCTAACTGTTAAAACAGCTTAAAACGTGCTTAAAATGCGAATCTACTGTTTGCACTTTCAATTGAAGTTGTTTTTATTGCTAAATTGCATTATCATCAACATAATTTCAGCACAATACCTCGCCTAACCTACTAAACCCACTAGATTAGATGCTATTTCGCATTTTAAAGCTCCCTAAGCAACGATAATAATGTCCCGTATATATTAGTATGACTCTGTTGAGATAATGCCACTGTCGCAAATTAGCTATATTTGTTGATATATTGTTAGAGATTGTGTTAAAAAGATGAGAATACTGCAAAGCGAAAAAAAACAGGCCCCCGGTAGTGTTGCTACACCGCCCGGAGCGCATATTTTTTAAAGAAAACACTATACATCCGGAAATAATTTTTTAGGACGCCACGCACATTTAAAATCATTTAAAATAGGCTAATCTAAAATAGAATAGAACGGATTAGAACGGATTAGAACGGATAGGATAGTGTAGTATTTTTTATAGTGGTTGACTGTTGTAACGTTTTTGTAACGTTTTTGTAACTTTTTTATGCTCAAGCACTAAATTCAATTCTTAAAAAATAAAATAAGCTGGTATATAGGTAACTTTTTGGATTCAAAGTGTAACGTTACCTAAAAGTTACCTCAAACGTTACCTACCTCAGGCTTTGCTATTATTACATTTGTAACGTTTTTGTAACTTTTATATAAATTTAATAAAAAGTATATAAAAAAGTAAGTGTTTTTATATAGTTTTTTTTTATGCAAAAAGTTACAAAAAAGTTACCTTTTGCCGTTTCATTCTTTAATGTTGGACCAATGCAGTAATAATAGTAGTTTCAGCAGGATTTTATAAATTTTGTGCAAGTCTATATAAAACTGTTAATTGAAGTTGTTTTTTAAGCTAACGGCACTTAAATGGCACGCTAAGATTGCATTTGATTTTAATGTGCTGTGCAATAGTGCAAACAAAATAATCTACGCGAATCATTTGCAACTAACAACAACAAACTTCAATTAAAAGCATTGGTTGGATGGGTTGCTTAAGGTGTTTGGAATAATTTTAAGACGCCAAATAAAAAGTGCGGTCGGATAAAATGGATGTGGAATAAAAACAAACTTCAATAGTTGTGCCGGACTGTGAGGATGCTGGATTGGAATAATAGAGATAGTCCTGAAAGAAAGTTTAATTCCGAAAGCCACGTGCTTCCATTTTATTGACGTCAGTGTCTTAAGCGGACTGTCGCGAAAGTAGAACATCGGAACGTACTGCTTATCGGAGAGTACTGCTTATCGGAACGTATAATTGAAGTTTAGTGTTGTTTTGTTTGTTGGGTGGGACGGGGTTAGAATAGTTTAGAAAAGTTTATGAGATGTTAGGATTTATTAGGATGGGAAGTTTGGAATGTTTATTTTTGTGTGTATATAAGTACGTAATTTAAACCAAGTATTATGAATATAACAAAAGTAACAGTACCGATAGGAAGTGAGTATAACTATGAGAGCTACGCTGTAAGCGGGTTGTACGAAACTCAAGGTGTAAATAATTTTATAATATATGTCAATAAGGAAATAAGAATCGCTTGTTTTATTGACATTGCATCAGAGTTTTACAGAATCACTCAATATCAATTACCAATCTTAAATGATTTGGAAGTTGTTAAGAGTGAAGGAACAGTGAGCGAAAGTTTCGTTCTAAAATTAGTCGCAATAACTATGTCTGATAAGAAATTAGGCAATGAAACATTTGAGTTATGAGTATAGGACCACCAAAAATATTAAAAAGAGATATCAACGAAAGATGTAATTTCAGCCTTAATCGTAAGATAAAAGCGGCATTTCAACACGAGTGTTATATGAATGAAGTAAATATGTCAAGCGTTCTTGAAAAGTTTATGGTAAGTTATACTAATGCGAGCAGAAGTCTAAAGGAAATTCAAAAACGAACACAGGATGAAGGATAAAAAGAACGAGCCTATCGATGTCTTTAAAGAAGCTGCGATGGAGCAGTTATTAAATACTGCGGATAGAATTGAACAAATAATAGAGGACATTATCGAAGAAGATTCTAAAGTTCCGGAAGTTAAGTCATTAAGAACAAGGAATGTTGATTTATCTATGAGAAATGACAGTGTAGCAAAGAAAGCTGTATGGGATGAACTAACGGAAGCAATGACAGGAGTACACGCTCAAAGATTTAATGACACATTAACAGCTCTACCTGATAGAGAATTTATTAGAGTGTATCTAAAAGCATTAGAATACTTTATGCCTAAAGTAACAAGACGTGAAGGAGGTTACGGAAGAGATAAATCACCAACAATTAATATACAAATAAATCGTGGAACAAGAATCGAAGAAAGTAATTCTCCATTTGATAAACCTGAAATGCGGGAGGTATGACCAAAAGTTTGATATTACTAATCACACTCAGGAAGAAATAAATATTTTAAAAGAAAGATTATATAAACCAGGTATTAACTTTATAAAAATAATATAATGAAAATAGAAAAACCATTAACACAAGAGGAGTTGGTTGCTAAAATCAAACAAGAACTAAAATACAGAGAGAAACTAAATAAAATGAACCAATGGAATACGACTGTGGTTGTATTCATAATGGCGTTCGCTGTCATAGGTACAGTTGCTATGATATTCTTATTGTTTAATTTAATCCTATGTTAATATGAAAAAGTTTTGGCGTTGGTTTTTAATAACCTTAGGATTCGTTGTACCAACAACTTCATCTTGCACATCAGAGGAGATGCCTTTTGTTCCGTATTCAAATATTGAATTAGAAATATTTTCTCAAGTAAACGAAGTCCGTCGTGCAAATGGAAACATTATGTGTCGAATAAATAATAATATTTCTCAAGTTGCAAAAATCCATTCTCAATTTTTAGCCGACAGCTTGTCTGTATCTCACGATAACTTTGCTCAAAGAGCAGAAATCTTAATTTGCAAGATAGATGCTAAATCAGTTGCAGAAGTAGTTGGTTTTGGATATAATAGCGCTAACGGATTAGTTAACGGTTGGATAAAATCAGAATCTCATAATAAAATTATATTCGGAAAGGGTTGGACTGATTTCGGAGTATCTGCTGTCCAAAACGATAAAGGAAGATATTATTTCACTCTAATCTTTACAAGACAATGAAAACAGAAAATAGAATTCAGCAAGAATGCGTGATGAAATTTCACAATACTTATCCTAAATTAAGAGGATGTTTATTTTCCGTACCTAATGGAGGAGCGAGGAGTATTCGTGAAGGTCTTTTATTCAAACAAACAGGAGTTGTCGCCGGAGTAAGTGATTTAATTTTATTATATGACGCAAAAGCCTATTTATTTGAACTAAAGAACGAAGTTGGTTCACAATCCGATAAACAAAAAGATTGGCAACATTTAATGGAAAGTCAAGGATTTACCTATTATTTAATAAGAGATATGAACACTTTTATGCAGATAATAGATATGATTATAAATAAAAACGAACTAATAACAATAACAAAATGATAAAAATAAGCGAAGAAGCCGGAAAAACAATAGTAATTATCTTGCTCGCCTTAGGGGTTTGGAAATTAGGAGATATTCTTTGGTGGGCAATTAGTTATATAATTTTTGGATAGATATGATACTAAATTCAACAGTAACATTTGAAAAAACGTGGGATGCTTATTATCAAGAATGTACAAACGAGGAATACGCTCAAAAACTACTTAGATATATACGCGATGAAATTCCTGGAATAGCATCAAGATACAAAGCAAGACAGGTGGTGAGTATGGGAGGTTCTCGTAGCTCAAAAAGCTATTCAATCTTGCAGTTATTGTTGGTAGAAATGATGACAAGGAAAAATATTAAAATCACTGTTTGGAGAAATACAAAAGTTACTTGCCGAGCAACTATTATGGAGGATTTTAGTAAAATTATAATGGCTGATGAAAATGTTTATGCAGATTTCAAAGAAAATAAACAGAAAGCGACATTTACTTATCTTCCAACAGGTTCTAAAATATTATTTGAAGGAGCCGACAGTATTGGAGTAGTTTTAGGTTCTGAACAAACAATATCCTTTTTTAATGAGGTAACCGAGTTTAATAAAGAAGTTTATTTACATATTACTCAAAGGACAAGCGATAGGGTTATTTGCGATTACAACCCAAGCAAGAATTTTTGGTTAGAAAGTTATAGACACGATGAAGACACAATATTCATACACTCAAACTTCAGACATAACGCATACTGTCCACCAAATATCATTACGCAATTATTATCTTACGAACCGTGGGAGCGTGGCAGTTACGAGGTTAGAGGAGCTGAAGTATTTTACAACAATCAGCCGGTAAGTCCTAATAACCAACCTCCAAGAAACGAAAAAAATTGGAAAAAAGGTACTGCCAATGTATATTTATGGTTAGTTTACGGATTAGGTATCGGTAGCGAAAAACCTAATAAGATTTATCAAGGATGGACTAAAATAAGCCAAGAATATTTCGATAATTTACCTTATCTTTCTTATTTTGGACTTGACTTTGGAGCAAGTAATCCGACCGCTTGTGTCGAGGTTAAATATGACGGTGATGGAGCTTTTTATATTTGTGAACGCTTATATATGCCTTTGCAAGAGATTGAAGATAGCTTACCGACAGCAATTCAATTAAAAGTACCGCAAATAAAGAAGCGGAAAAGTTATATAGTTTGCGATTCGGCAAAAGAAAAATATATTGACTTACTTTTGGAAGCAGGTTTTCTCGCAATAGGCGCTACAAAAGGAGGAGGAAGTATTGAAGTTGGTATAACTTTAGTTCAAGGCTTTACCATCTACTATGTACCCTCGGATAACTTAGATTTCGAATATGCAAACTATTCTTGGTCTATCGACAGATATGGAAAATCAACTGACGTTCCTGTTAAAGTAGATGACCATTTAATGGACGCTTTGAGGTACATTATAAGTTATTTAACAGAATTCTTAAGAATAAAACTTTAGATTAAAATATATTTACTAATTTTGTTTGCAGAGGAAACTAATTTCGTCAAGTAAACAATTTTATAATATGGCAATCCAACTACCATCATTTATCACTGCCTTATGGGAAAGGGATAAATCTGGAAATAATTGGTATTTTGTAGATGGAGGAAAAGGATGGGGCTTTAAAGGAACAAACCTTGAAAAAGCACAAAACCATCCTATCTTAACTCCTGCGATGTTGTTTGTTTCCAAACTCTACTCTCAAGCTAATTTCAAGATTAAAGATACACGCACAGGCAAATATATCGATAATTATTGGTTATTAGACCTCTTAAAAAAACCTAATTTCTACCAAACAAAAATGGACTTTTTGGAAAGCCAAATGTTCATTCAAATTGCACAAGGTAAATCAGTTGTTTACGTTAAAAAAACTATCGGAACAGGAAGAATTATTGGAATTTTCTTGTTAAATAGTGATTTAATCGAATGGCCGGATGAATTTACCACTTTAATGGGTCACGAGGGTTATAATGAAAAATTAGGCAAAACCAAGATAAAATACGATAAAAATGGAGAAAATCTTGACATCAAGATAGAAGACCTTTTATTCTTTTATGATTTGCCAAACGGTTTAAGAAAAAACAAATTTGAAGTTAGAAGTAGATTAGACGGTTTAGACCAAACTTTAATAAATACCTGCGATAGCTTATTAGCCAAGAACATTATATTAAAGTCAAATGGAAAAGAGCTTATCACACAAAAGAAAGCAGGTTTTCCTTTAGACGAAGGTGAAAAAGAAGAAGCGGAACAGTTATTTAACACAGGATACGGACTATCTTCTAAAAGAAAAAGAGGGTTAGTTACACGAGCTGATTTAACTTGGCAATCTTTGCATATTGCATTAAGAGATTTAGGTTTAGACGAAAGCGTTAAAGTTGACGGTAACCTTATATATACTGCAATGCACATTCCGAAAGACATTCTGTCATTGGAAGCAAAGAAAACAACATACAACAACTTCAAAGAGTCAATGGTTAGCTACATTCAAAACGAAATGCAACCAAGCGCCGACGCAACTTGCCAAGTTTTTCAAACATTAATACCTGAGAAGCATTATGTATTAGAAGCTGATTTTGAGCATTTGCCTATAATGCAATTTGTTTTAATTGAGCGATATGATGGTATTAAAAAGAAAGGCGAAGCATTATTATCTTTAAGAAATGCGGGATTACCTGATGAAGTAGCATTAGAAGAATGTGGATACGACAAGAGTATTAAATTAAGAGAAATTCAAAAACCAAAAGAAGATGGACCAAGCCAAACCAACTCGCAAGGAGCACAAACAGAAGGAAATTAGTAAAATGAAGGAGCACAAAAACAAACAGCTTCGAGATAAAGTGTTAATTAAAAAATAGGATATTATGAAACCTGAAATACCAAAATTCGCAACAGATAAAGAATTATTTTCTTGGTTAAAAGAGAATAAAGATGACTTGTTATTTCAGAAAATGGCAAGTTTTAAAAAAGCTGATGGATTCTGTGCATCTGTTATTCCTTTAGTGCAGATTGATAAATCAGTAAATAAAAACGAACCAACAGCGCCTAATCAAGTTAAGGTTAGAGCTATTATTAATACAACAATGATAAGAGATAGTCACAAGGATGTTCATATAAATGGACTTTGGAAAAAATCTCTTGCAGAAAATAAAAGAATTAAACATTTACAGGAACACGATATGTCCTTTAAAAGTGTTATTGCTGATAAAGAAGATTTAAAATCATATACAGAAGTATTTAATTGGAAAGATTTAGGATACGATGTTGAAGGTAAAACAGAAGCTCTTGTATTCGATAGTACAGTTAAAGAAAGTCGGAATCCAACTATGTATAAAGAATACAAAGACGGAAATGTAGATAATCACTCTGTCGGAATGTATTATATGAAAGTTGCATTAGCTTATGACAGTTCTGATGAAGATGACAAGGAAGAAAAAGCTGAATGGGATAAGCATATTGAATTAATTGTGAACAAAGAAGAAGTAAAAAAAGACAAATACTATTTTGCCGTATACGAAGCTAAAGTTATTGAGGGTTCAGCCGTACCAATGGGAAGCAACCAAATAACACCAACTTTGTCAGGTAAAAGTGAAGTTGTTTTATCAGAAGATGAATTAAAAATACAAGCCATCAAAGAATGGTTGACAAAATAATAGCCGGGTAACCACTATTGTATAAAGATGATAAGCCGGAGAAAACCACTTATCAAAAAGGATTATTAACATTTAAAACAAAAAAGAATGGAACCAAAAGAAATTCAAGCGTTACTCGACAAAAAATTTGAATCGACTACCGCCGAAATGGAGCAACTTAAATTAAGTGGAGCTACCAAAGAAGAGGTTGCTAATTTGCAAGCTGCAATCGATAAGCAAAGCAACGCTCTTGAAGATATCGCAGAAGCAATGAAAAGTAGACAAATTGAGAGTATTGGTGCTCAGTTTAAAAATTTCTTAATTACCAATAAAGAGCGATTACAACAAATCAAACAGTCCGGCTCAGGAATACTTGAGTTTGTTCCGAAAGTTGTTGGTGATATGTCAACTGCAAGTGGTGGTGACGTTGCGGCCGCTCCTGTCAATCACAATGTGTCTTTAGGCTCATTTAATTTCAGAAACGATAATGACTTATTATCATTGTTTAGTGTGTCAAGCACTAATAGCGCATCGTTTCCGTACACTGAATTATTGCCTAAAGATGGTGATTTTACTTTCGTTGCTGAGGGTGCTGTTAAACCTCAAATAGACTTTACTTGGGAAATCAGATATTCTACTCCAAAGAAAATCGCGGCTTACGAGATTTTAACAGAGGAAGTTGCTGACGATATCGACAGAATGGTATCTACTGCAAAAGAATACTTGAAAACTAAACACGATTTATTCAAAGTGAGTGGATTGTTCTTTGGCTCAGGTGTTGGTGAAATTGCAAAAGGAGCTACTTTGTATGGTAGAGCTTTTGTTCCGGGTGCAATGGAATTTGCAATCACAAACCCAACGTTTATGGATGCTATCAACGCGGCAGTTACCGACATTTATACTACTCTCAACTATGTTGACG